TACTTAAAAGATGCACAAGGTTTTTATTAGGCAACAGCAAAGAAAAAAGGCTGCTGCCTTTTTTATACATGATAGACGATATCGAGAAGTGGAACGACCTCGAAGAACTCAGAAAGAGCAACCCGAACTTAGGGGTTTCGGTGTCACGCGAATATCTTCTCGATGAAATCGCCGTCGCTGAAGGTTCACTCTCCAAAAAGGCGGAGTTCATCACAAAGTACTGCAACTTAAAGCAGAATAGCTCACTCGCTTGGCTTGATGCTCATGTGATTGAGAAAATGACAGGTGATACCCTCCGCCTTGAGGATTTTAGGAGCAGCTATTGTGTGGCAGGCGTTGACCTATCCCAGACAACCGACTTAACAGCCGCTACGGTGGTTATCGAGAAAAACAGCGAGCTTTACGTGTTCGCTAAGTTTTGGCTGCCTGCGGAGAAGATTGACGAAGCAATCGCCCGCGACGGGGTTCCGTATAACATTTATGTTCAGCGCGGACTTTTGGAACTTGCCGGAGAGAACTACGTCGATTACAAGGCGTGTTATGAATGGCTCAAGAATCTGATTGAGCAATATGAAATACTTCCACTAAAGGTCGGCTACGATAGATACTCGGCGCAGTACTTAGTTCAAGACCTTGAGGCTTACGGGTTCCAATGTGACGACGTGTATCAAGGTGATAACTTATGGGGCGTCCTTCAGGAAATGGAAGGACTGTTCAAAGACGGTAAGGTTCACATAGGTGACAATGATCTATTAAAAATACACTTGCTCAACAGTGCGGTCAAGATGAGCACCGAGCGAGGAAGAGGAAAGTTAGTTAAAATCAGCCCAACAGCGCACATTGATGGCGTTGCAGCACTAGCCGATGCGTTCTGTGTTCGGCAGAAATGGAATGAAACTATAGGCATACAGTTGAGGAATGAATGATGGGTTTATTTGATTTAATTTTTAGACCAAAAGAGGCCATAAAATCAGACAACGCGAGAGGCAACAATAAGCCGATATTCTACGAGCTTAACAACTACCGCCCCGCGTTTACTGATAGAAAAGGCGAAATATATGAAGATGCACTCGTAAGAGCTGCAATCGACGCGAGAGCCCGACATATTTCGAAATTGAAGGTCGAGACGGTCGGTTCCGCTCAACCGTCACTCCAAAACAAATTAAAACTCGGGCCTAATCAGTGGCAAACGTGGAGTCAATTCCTTTACAGAACGTCAACGATTTTGGATGTTCACAACACGGCTTTTGTGGTTCCTGTATTCGACAAGAGCATGACGATAACGGGGTATTACTCAATCCTACCTAAGAAATGCGACCTCGTGGAATATAAGGGCGAGATTTGGTTAAGATACAAGTTCTCCCACGGAGCTACGGCGGCGGTAGAGTTTAGAAAATGCGCTTTGTTAACCAAGTTTCAATACAATGACGATTTCTTTGGAGCGAGTAACGATGCTCTGGACGAAACATTGGATATGATCTCGATTCAAAATCAGGGTATCAAGGACGGAGTTAACAACGCAGCCGCATATAAATTCATGGCGCAGGTCAACAACTTCACTAAAGCGGACGATTTGAAGAATGAGCGTGTAAGATTCAGCCAAGAGAACTTAACCGCCGACGCAGAGGCGGGCGGATTGCTTCTCTTCCCGAACACTTACCAGAACATACAGCAGATTAAGAACGCGGCGTACGCAGTAGACGCCGAGCAGACAAAGTTAATTGACGAGAATGTGTCCAAGTACTTCGGTGTTAACGATAAAATTCTGAAAAACGAGGCGACAAGTGAACAGCTTGACGCCTTTTTCAATGGAGCGATTGAGCCGTTTGCGATTCAGTTCTCGGAGGCTATGACAAAAGGTATTTTCTCCGAGCGAGAACGTGCAAATGGTTCCTTCCTGATAGCTAACGCGAACAGATTACAGTATATGTCAGCGACGCAGAAGGTCGAAATGGTACAACAGCTTCTTGATAGAGGCGTTATGAGTATCAATGAGGCGAGAGAGTTATTCAACTATGCACCTGTTGAGGGCGGCGACGTGCGAACGATAAGAGGCGAATACAAGGATTCAGAAGAGTTAGGAGGGCTAAGAAATGCCAATGAAACCGAATGAAAGAGAATATCGTGATTTTACGCTCGCCGTTGTCAGCGACGAGGCAGCAGAACAGGAAAAAAAGATAGTTCGCGGATATGCGAGCGTGTTTAATCATCCCTATACGCTGTACGAGGATAGGGACATGGTTATTCAGGAACAGGTGAGCGAGACTGCATTTAATGATGCAGATATGGGCGACGTGATACTGCAGTACAATCACGAAGGGCGCGTTTTTGCTCGTACTAAAAACGGAACGCTTACCGTAACACCCGATAAGAAAGGCTTATCGGTTCAGGCTGATTTGGGCGGTACAACAATCGGCGAACAGCTTTATGAAGAAATCAGAGGCGGCTACACCACACAGATGAGTTACGGCTACACCGTAAACGGTGCCGAGTGGTCGAAGCGCGAGCTTGAAGATGGTCGAATCCTTGAATTGAGGACAATAACTTCAATTGACAAGGTTTACGATGTATCGGCGGTATCAATACCCGCCAACGATGCAACTACAATATCAGTGCGAAATCTCAGCGACGGAGTGATTGAAGAGATTAAGGCGGAGCGACTTAAAGCACTTGAACTTGAACGCAGAAAACTACAGTTAAGGTTAAAAATGGAGGTATTCAAAAATGTTTGACGAGATCAAGAACTTCACACTTGAGGAAATCGAGAAGAGACTTGCAGAGATCGGAACAGAAATCGACGCAGCAGACGAAGAGAAAATCAATTCACTTAATGATGAGCTCAGCGCCCTGGAAACCAGAAAAGGAGAAATCAAAATGGAAGAGAGAAAGGCAGACATGAAAGCAGTGATCGAGGGCGCAGGAAACGTTATCGAGAAAGCACCCGCTAAGGAAGAGAGAACACTTGAGAGTGTTAAGGCTTCAGCAGAATACGTTGACGCTTTCGCAAACTACATCAAGACAGGTTCAGACAAAGAGTGCCGCGCACTCCTTACAGACCTTGTAGATGGTGGCTCAGTTCCCACACCTACAGTAATCGACGACTTCATCAACACAGCATGGGAGAGAGCTAACCTTATCTCTCGTGTAAGACGTGTTTCAATCAAAGGAACAGCTAAGTTCCCGTTCGAGTATTCAGCAACCGGCGCAAGCGTTCACACTGAGGGCAGCGATGCACCCGCAGAGGAAGAACTTGTACTTGGAACAGTAGAAATTCAGCCTCAGATGCTCAAGAAGTGGATTAAGGTTTCTGATGAGGTTATCGAGCTCAAAGGGCAGGCTTTCCTTGATTACATCTACGATGAAATCGAAGAGAGAATCCTTAAACTTGCTGACGCACAGGTAATCGAAGCAATCAAGGAAGCACCCGCAGCAGCTACAACAGAGGCAGCAGGCGTAAGAACTATCACAGTTGCAGACGTTGACTTCACAACAATCTTTCAGGCACAGGCTGAGCTTGTTAGCGAAGCAGTAAATCAGGTCGCAATTATGAACAAGAAAGTTTACTTCAACAAGTTCATGGGCTTGAAGGACACAGCCGACAGACCTATTTATAACATCGTATCAGAGAACGGCAGACCTTCGTACTACATCAACGGTGTTGAGGTTCTCTTCGACGACACAATGAAGGATAACGAGATCATCGTCGGCGACCTTAGAGGTGTTGTAATGAACCTTCCTAACAACAAGGAGGTTTCATTCGTTACTGACGCACTCTCACTTGCCGAGGAAGATTTGGTTAAGATTGTCGGCAAGATGTACGCAGGATTCGGAGTATTTAAGGATGGCTACTTCTGCAAAGTAACTCTTTCATCAGTAAGCGCATGATCAAGGCAGTAGTGACAAAGAGGGTTGCACTTACCGCAGACGTTGGTTCGGTGGTTTATATCTCTGAGGGGCAGTTCGCTGCCCTTCAGGGTAAAGTGGAACCATACAAAGAAGAGGCTAAGGCTGTAGAGGAAGTTAAAGAGGAAGTTAAAGAGGAACCTAAACAGGAACCCGAGAAGCCCGCAGCTAAGAAAACCTCAAAGGGTAAGAAAGGATAAGATGATATGCTTAGCAAAGTTAAACTTGCATTGAGAATCACAACAAACGCATATGACGATGAGCTTAACGGCTTGATAGAAGCCGCCAAACTTGATTTGGGCATCGCGGGCGTGATTATACCTGCAGAACTCGACGCGATTGTGTCTCTTGCAATTATTACATACTGTAAATGTCACTTCGGAGAGCCTGACGAGTATGACAGACTTAAGGCAAGTTATGACGAGCAAAAAGCACAATTATCGATGTGTACGGGGTATACAGAATGGATAGGAGCACAGTAATAAACTTAATCGGGATAGAGAGAACTCAGGACGATTACGGTGTTTGGAGAAGTTCAACGACTTCGCGGCAGGTGTTCGCACAGGTAGACAGCGTTACTCAGAGAGAGTTCTATGAGGCAGGTCGTAACGGGCTAAATCCCGAGTTTAAGTTTACAGTATTTTTTGACGATTACCA